ACTATTGGGATCCCAATCCTTTTGTCCCTTTTTCTCATAGCCATAATGGGTAACCTGTATACCTCCCGAACCTCCTCCTCCTGCTCCCAGGGACATTCCTCCTCCCTCTGCCCCTCCCATACCTCCCATCTGGGTAACCGCGGTATTTGCCTGACTCAGGGAGGTCTCAAATTTAGACAGTAAAGCAGTGGCAGATTGTATCCCGGGAATAAAGCCCGGAGACCTACCATAAAGTGCATTGGTGGAGTCTGTTACCGCCTTGGTATTTTCAGCTTGTTTCTTTTGTGCCTCATGCTCCGCGGCAATTACCTTTTGTAGGGCTTTAAAGTTCTCGTGATGAGTTGCACCCAGTTTTGCATCCTCCGCACGGGCTGCCATTAGTCGTTGGGTATCACTTAACTGTACAGGAGTCAGGGTGGCCTCACGGGTAGCCTGCACCGCCTCGGTGGTGGACTTCTTTGCCTCGGGACTAAGGGGATTAACCACCTTTGCCGAATACCCGAAGAACTCCTTTATGGCCTCAATTGCCTTGCCTATCCATTCGGTGATCTCCTTCCAATGGGTAATAATCAAAACTAGTGCGGCAATAAATGCGGCAATTGCCAGGGTGATCCAACCCGCGGGTCCCATCGCCACAAAAGCGGTACTTAAAGCACTCGCCACCTTGGGTCCCCAGGTAATAAGCATTTCCATTGCTCCACCCACATTTTTTATGACTCCAATCAAATCTCCTATGGGCTTTGCTACCGCAGCGGCACCTCCAATACCCGCCAAGACCGCTACCGCCTTGCCAATGTCAACGGCCACCTCCGGATGTTCGGTAAAGTAACCAAAAACCTTCTCGATGGTCTTTCCTACCTCATCCAACTTGGGAGCCCACTTATCGGAACCCTCAATCAATTTGTTAAAGAAATCTGCCGCCTTATCAGCATACTTGGAGATAATCGGGGTAATGGAATTCGAAATCTTGGTCGCATTTTCGGTTAGCTTACCCTGAATTTTAACCAGAGCCTCTGATATTTTATCCTGGGCCGCTGCAAAGGGGGTTCCTACGGCAACACTAATATCCTTAAAAGCTAATTTAAATTTCTGCTGTGATCCTGCCCAGGTTTTCATGGCCTCCGAGGTGTCCCCCACCTTGGTATTCATTTGACCCAGAACCATATTATATCTCTCATTACCACTCTTGAGAGACTCGAACTTAGTCCTCTGCTCCTCGGTAATAACTCCTAGTTGTATTAGGGCATCCGCACCTACCTTTCCCCCCGCCTTAATGGCCCCTCCCAGTTGATCCGCAATCGTAGCCACATCATCTGCCGTGGCTCCCACTCCCTTTACCCTAATTACCAAATCCTCAAATGCTCCAGAAATATCATGAATCCTAGCAGGAGACATTCCCGTATCTAATAACTTCGTAAAGGCACCCGCCAGGGACTCGGAGGCTATTAACCCCGTCTTTTGCATTTGCTCCGCTAATTGCTTCAACTTCAATTTCTGAGCATCGATAGCAACATTGCCCAGTTTCTGCATCTGGGGTATTTTCTTTAAAGACTCCCCTATACCCTCATAGGCTGCCTTTGCATTTCTGGCAGCAGTAACGGAGTTATTAATGTAACCAGTAATCTTGTTAACGGTAAATGCCCCCGCAGCCAATCCCCCTACCGTGGCTACCATTTTCTTTAGAGATATATTTGCTAGGAGACCCTGCTTCTCTAAAAGGGATACCGCACTATTTGCCCTATCAAATGCTGCTTCCCCGGTAAAGACAGCACCGATTTTAAAGACGGTATCAAAGAATTCGGCTGCAGTAGGCATAAATTAATAACGGTTATTAAAGCCCGGGCCCCACATTTTGAACATTGTGTTTTGCTCTCTCCTCCTCAAACATTACATCCGCGATTACCACCCAATCAAACAACCGGGGTATCTCCATGTCCAACCAAACATTAATGGGGGTATGAAAGGTTCTGGACATGGTTAAAACAATTCTAATTAGGGTTTCAAAGGTGGTGTCACAGAGACTACTCCCTGTTGTGACATTGCTGGCGATCCCGACTTTAGCAAAAAATTTTGTACTGTTGTACATACCTCTATAAAATCGGGAGCCAGTAACTCACCCAGGTCCTCGGGATTTATCCCACACATCCTTCCTGCCACAAATGCCTGAAAACCTCTATCCAACTCAAGTACGGGAGTAAACTCCCTACTGTATTTTCTATATCCCGAGGCTATTTCCAATAACTCAGTCCCCTTTAGCTTTTCAATTTTTAGATCAATCTCAGCAATTTCTGAGCCATTTATCTGTTGTGGTTCTGTTAATTTTACTATCATTTTAATAACTGTTATTAATCGCGGGGACTATATTCCAATTGCGCTCCTGATGGGAGCCGCATAATCCACACCCCTTACCCTATCAATCAAATTGATCTTATCCTTCTCAAACATTTCCTCCCCATCGAGTACCGCCTTAATATAGGTAACCCCCACCTCCACCGCGTTTGTTTGTTTGGTTCCCACCTCCAATTTCCCCAAATCAAAACCTCGGGGTAAAATCGCCATAACAAATCTCCAGGCCCCTATGTAAAGTTTATGGGGCCCGGCATCGAGATATTGCATACCACATCGAGCCTCAATCTTTAATCCATCCTGACGCATTAACTCCACCCCATCCTTGGTAATAACATGAAAATTCATTACCAACGCCCAATCATTATAATGGGCAACTACGGGGAAGTTTATAGCACCCCCTAACCCTGCACCCTTCAACTCATCGGTCATATTAGCCAGATTTGGTAGGGTACAATCTGCCATACCCACGAATCTGGCTCCCTGAAACCAGATACTATAGTTATTTACCTGATTCGGCACGCTCATTGCCATAATCTAATTTCTCCTTTTCTCCTTTTTTTATGCTGCCATTTGGGGGGTTTGGGATGTCAGAGGAGTAAACAAGGTACTCAGATAGGTTATATCGAATTCCAGTAGGAACTCGATCCACTCTGCGGGGGTAGGAAATGCCTCGTAGATATGGAAGGTATAATGCCCATTTAATAGATCGGCATCACTATTTTCATTCTGACGAAACTCCACCCTTGCACCCAGACTATCCCCACTACTAACCAAACTATTTAACCAGATATTCAATGAATCGATTACGGAGTCAATTAACCTCCTATTCCCCGGCTTATCTACAAACTGGTAGCAGGTTAAAACCACCGTATTACCCAGCCAATCAGTCATTCTCCTAACACTAATCCATCGATCCTTGGGATCTGAACTGGCAGGATAAATCGAGGTATTATTACCCCAAAGTTTCCAGCCCCCAATCCAGTTGATGGCGGTAACAATACCCTGTCCATTCAACATGTCGGCATTAGCCTTGCCAAAGAACACATCAATGGGTGCATTCTGGGGTCCCGCAATGGTCTTATTCATCTTGAGATTCTTGTTGCTGGGACTCTCTACGGGCACATCATCATTGGATTGGTCTACCCGTTCCGTTAATGCTGCCGCCTGGGTACTCATCCAGTTATCCTTCTCATCGATAGCAACCCGGGGCCAACAATCAATTAAGCGGGGATCAATATAGTTGTTACTCTGTTTCCAACTAAACACATCCTGGGGTTTGATAACCACCTCCGAGTCAATATCCACATAGGCGGTACATCTAAAGCAACCATTAATATTACCCGCCACCGAAGCCAATACCGCGGCAACCTCCGGAGAATGAGACCAACCGGGGGTGAGCAAAATTCCCGGTACAATTGCCAGGGAGGGAAATACATCCTCGATAGCCTGCAATCCGGTACCCTTACCGGTTTCGGGATCCACACCTCCTATAATATCATTCTTGGTAATTAGACTTAAATCACAGGGAGTATAACTCACCAATACATCTGTAGCACCTCCAGGAATGGTTCCTCCCAGGGCCGCAGATAATCGAGTGATAACCAAATCCCCACTCATATCATAACTAAGTACGTAATCCTTATCCCTTTCATAGGTAATGGCCCCATCTGCACTTTTCACGATTACCGTCTCCCGAGGAATATCGGGACCGATAACAATTGAGGAGCTAATAAAGGTAAACTTTGTATCAGTCACCGGAGTTCCGGGATAATTAAGGGGATCAGCCACCTGATTAAGAATAATGGGACCCACATTAAATAGGACAAAGTAGGTATACATCACCTCGCACAGGGGATATCTCCTCCATGCATAGGTAAATCCCATCTCCTGTGCTGCCTCCTCAAAACTGTAGTAGATTCGAGGAACATTCAGGGGAGCGGGATCATCTGACAAATAGATGGGTGCCACACCCGTTGCCACGGGTATGCCACTATCTGCCGTAATCGGTGCAACAATACTGGTGGGAAGATCCCTCCAGGTTACGCCATGTTTATATGTTGAGACTGCCATGATGCGTTTCTTTCTATCTTGGTAGTTTACTAACTATCTCTTTAAAGCTCTTATAGGCTAAACTTTCTGCACTGTGTACATCGGTTCGTAAATTTTTTCGGGCCTCACTCAGATAGTCGGTGGAAATATATAGAGCCCGAAAAAGGGGAGTCTTATCTATGTATTCCTGTAAGGATGCAGGGGGATTGGGATCCTTATAAAGATTTGCCTCCTTCAATCCTAATTGAGGGGAGGTGGGACCTATATAGATATAGGGCATATTAATAACGGTTATTAAATTGATCCTTAGGAGTGGCCGCAGGAATGGGAAATTCATTATATATACCGGGAGTGGTATCACCCGTAGCATAGTCCACATCATATTGACTAACCATAATGGGTAGGGCAAACATAAGTAACATCTCGGCAAAGAAATAGGGAAAGTAATTCGTACCCTCCCCTCCATAAAAGCGATTAACCTCCCACTTAATGGGATGTTGAAGGGGAAATCTTTCCCTAATTATACTAATTTGTGCCAGCCGATCCCTCATTCGTTGTACGAAGTTAAGGGCATCCCGGTAACCCTGTTGATCCAAACTGTCATCAAAAACTCCCATTATCACCTCCACCTGTACCAAATCCTGACCACTTTCGGAGCCATCCACCTCGGTACTACCCCGTCGGGCACTAATAATAATACAGGGATAGGTGGAAATATCTCCCGGTACAATTGCACCCACCGAGTTACGAGGTATAAATCCACTCCAAACCTTGGGAGGGGTGGTTAAATCTGATGCTGAATTGGAGCGCAATAAATAGTCCCGGGTATTTTGTACAAAGAACTCCGTCAGGGCATCCTCCAATTCGAAGATGGTCACCTTACCTCCCGGGGGGTTATATTTTTCTTTGCCAAGGTTCTTATTCGGGCATTAATCTTTTTCTGCTGTTGCAGAACCTGTTCAACATTATGCTTTAACTGGGTATTAATTGTTGAGTTAATAGCCTTTTGTATTACCGGTGCCACCCTATGGTGACCCGCCATATGAGCAATACCTATGGTAGATACCGGAAATATGGGAAACCTACTACTCTGCCTCCTTTCCATTATTCTTTTATCCGGTATTCTAAAGGCTCCCCTTACAACCTTGGTTTGTCCCCGTATAATGGTAACCCTAACCACCTGTCTCCGGGGACCCCTAGATCCTCGAATATAGCTAATCCGAGGGTGAAACTGATCTATCCTTTGCATCTCCCCCTTAATGTCTAAATTTCCCTTTAAATCATTCAGGGAAGCCTTATTAACCTTTATACCCTGCTTAACCTTGGAGTCAGACATTACATATCGATGGGTAATAGCCTCTACCGCGGCATTCTTACCCTCCTGTAATCCCCTATTAATGGCATCCCTCATTGCTCGGGGATATCCATTCCTAATACCCTTCAACATTTTTTCGGCTTCCTTAAATCCCAGGGGAACTAATCCCATTACTAGCATTTTAGCCTCCTAACTTATCCAAACCTAACTCATATACATACTCGGAATCAGTCACATCCATAATTCTCCAACCCTCCTTAATCACCTTACCCTCCTGATCGATGCGTTCCCATAGTATATCTCCGGGTTTGGGTTCTACCAAAAACCACTTCTTCAAAATGAAGCATAGTACACTACCCAAATAAACTCCCTGTTGTTGTACTATCATTCGCTTCTTTAGGGATTCGGTATCCCAAACCACACTATCTGCAAATATCTTGGATTGCTTATTCTCCGTTATTTCAAACTCCTTCCAACAGGCAAACTCCGCCCTCTCGGCAAAGACCGTTATGAAGTCCTCCTCATACTGATCTCGCAACCCATAATTCCGAGGGGGTTCTGCTATCATCGTCTTCCTATTCTCCTTATCTTATTCTCCTCTCCCTCATCTACTATGAGGTCCTCTCCCTTATTAATTTCCTCCATTTCCCTTTCAGCCAGGGCCATCTGTTGTTCCCGTTCCTGTTCCCGATAATCCACCTCTCCTTCCCGTAATATGTATTTCCTTTTTCGGTATTGCGGGGGCACCTTCTGCTCGTCAATTACGGTGCCAAACTTGTAGAAGGCCCCCGCGATTATCATGTTGGTTCTTAGTTTTACACTAGCCATAAAAATCTCAAACAACCCCATCCAATACGGTCCAAGATAGTAAATCCTGGGGCATAGGCACGGGACGGGAGGTGATGGTGTACATGTAAAGATTCTTGTTTACATTACATTCCACCTTGGGTACCCGATCAGAGGAGTAACTATGAAACTCTCCATCTGATTGCTCGATTTGGGTAACCAAAGCATAGATTATGCGATTCCTTACATCACTACTACCTATGAGTACCTTATTCGGAGGTACATAGGGTTTTGCCACTCCTCCCTCCATATAGGTAGCGCTATAAATCCAGTTCTCCATAACGGGATAGGAGAAGGAGGGCGCCCTTTGGGTACCCACAGGAATGCTTTGACCCAAGGTATAACTACTAATGGGAGTTAAACCCGATAAGTTTTTCATTAACTCCTTTACCTGTGGATTTTTCCATAGAGCCGCCCAGGCCTCGGTACCATAAATGGCCACATTACCGGAATAACCATTACCGTTCAACCCCTGCTGTGCCAATTGTAGGTCATCTAAGGGTAGAGCCGTGGGATCGGTCCAGGGTTTGGGAACCGCCGTAATGTTGGTGAAATTATAATCCACCGAAATGGGATTTTTGGTTCGAACGGAATATTGAAACTTACCCGTAAACATTATGGAGGAACACATCCATTCCTCCGTTCGACCAATCTCCTCATCCATATCCAGGGAATCCTCTGCGAACATATTAGCCACCCGTTGTTCGGGAGAAAAATAGTCATATACGGTTTCCCCAAAATAGGGACGAACAGCATCGCGAAGGGTAATCACCCGTGCTGGAGCAAGGGTGGGTGCCTCCACCATGGTTCGCATAAAGGGAATTCTTCGACCCACGACCTGTCCCTCTAGGGGCAGAATAAAGGGTGCCAAGGTTTTCCCTCCTCGTTTCACATCCATCTGAACCCAATCAGAGGAGGCATAATCCACCATAGGGAAGAACATATCCCTTATAAAGGAAGGAACCGGTATACGAATTACCAGTGCATCCAGTATGCTGGTGGTCGAGAACAATGACATATCCAGGGGAATTACCGCGGATGCCACTGGTCTGGGTTCTGAAGGAGGAGAAGGAGGAGGTGATCCACCACCTGCCTGCTGCGATCCCCCTGTCTGCAATTTTATACGTCTAATCATAAGCTCATCTTTCTATATTTAATAACGGTTATTAAAATTGCATCATCCTTTAACCTCTGGTGGTGCACCTGCCGGTGGATTTGGAATTCCTATATAATCCATATAACTCCACTCCAGGTATATACCCTTATCCCTAAGAGCCTTATCATCCGCACTATTAGGGGGAATAAGAACCCCGTTGGCAGTTTCAACTTCCTGCCTCAAAAAGGTACCTGTCCGATACACCAGAGCGGGCACCGGTACGGTAGAGGTAGATGCATCCATGTCATGTGCTAATAACCCAAATACATCTCCCCCTGGAGCCCACTTGCTAAACAACATGGCCGCCTCGTCATAAAGTACCAGGGTTCCTGCGACCAATGCAGGTGTTCCTGCCGCAAACTCAGAGTTAAAGGTATTCCCAATGTCCAAATCCTTACCAACAATGGTAAGAATGGTGGGAGCGGTTCCTTGTTTTACTGCCATAGTCTTATCCTCCGTTTGACCTAAAAGCCTGGGCCAATAATCGAGACCCCTTTTGGGTTGAAGTTTCTACCCTATTATTAGGAGCATCACCCGCGGGAATTTTAAAATTTCCCTCCCGTTTCATCGCTCCCAATTGCTGGGTACTAGCAATTTGAGTTTGAGCCAGATTATAGGCCTCCATGGCAATATCACCCGGCATTTTACCCTCCGTCTTGGCCTTCTCAATTAGTTGGGCCAATTCAGGGGGACAATTCAGAGGTCGCATAGCCTCCAATTTGGCTAGCCTATCCCTTTCATCCCCCACAATAGAGGAGTATACCTCGGGGTATGACTCCCTAACCATTTCCTTGGTTAAATCAGACACCTTAGGTGTGTTTTCTTTACTCATTTCTTTTTTCCTTTCTTCCATTGGGTATTCAGGTACATTTTGGTAATGGTATTTGGCAAAGTTAAGCATTACCCCATTACAAATTAATTCCGAGGCACTGGCCCGAGCAATGGGTTTAATCTTCCCCTTTACCTTATCCACAAAACCATAATCATGGGCCTCGTCCGCGGTCATCCAGGTTTCATTTTCCATTAGGGTACGAATCTTAGCCTCCCGAATTCTACCCTTAACCTGGGTCTTATATACCCCCACAATGGGAACGGTTAGTTTATCCAGGTCATCTGCGGCTCTACGCATATCTCCAGCATTACCCATACAAATAGCCCAGGGATTATGAATCATATACGTGGTGTTTTGTCGTGCCACCACCTCATCCGCGGCACTAGCAATAATGGTAGCAGCACTAGCACAAACTCCATCAATATAGGTGGTGGTATGAGCCGGATGATCTCCTATAATATTATAAATGGTCTGAGCAGTAAAACAGTCACCCCCTAAACTATTAATATGGACATTTAACTGTTTTATATCCCCCATGTCGGACAATTCCTTGGCAAACTTCTTGGCAGAGATTCCCGTGCCCGTCCAAAAATCCTCCCCTATTTCCTCATATATCCGCATAATGGCGGTATCTGATTTTGTCTCCCCTATAGAATCGGACTCACTCTCGGTTAACTCCACCTCCTCGGAATCTGCCGCATCTAAACGAAATAGTTCCAAACCCACTCCCATATTACCCTTACCCCTCTCCCTTACTATACCCCTTAAGTATGCTCTAATCATTTTTAATCCTTTTTTTAGGGAATCAATTTCAATGACGAAGTGGGTGAAGGAGTAGCCTCATCTCCCTCATCTGGAGGAGGTTCATCGGGAGGAGGTTCATCAGGAGAAGGAGGAGGGGTGGTTACCGAAAGAACCTCATCCTCCGGACGCCACTGTGCCATAATTCCATAATTTGCCACCGGATTTCCTCGGGTATCTAGATTTCGGGTATAAGTTAATCCCTGTTCGGTACTAAATCGAGCCTCGTGATATTGTTGTTCAGTATTATCCTTCCAATTACTACCATTAATTTCTAAACATTCCCTCTCCAGGGTACTGGCACCTAAACGTATCCTACCCTCACTAGCCTGAATTTCTTTTAAGGGATCTATACTCCCGGGTGAACTACCGGTCCAGGAACATTTAGTCCAAGCCTTAAATATTCGGGGATCCTCAAAAAATCTAGCAGCCTTAATAATCCTCTGAGCTACTGCCTCCATCATCCAGTTTACATAAATCGGTTGACACCATTGATTTACCATTAGTTGACGTAACACCGTTACCCTTCTCCAAAATTCCAACTTCGCAGCCCTACTAGCCGAATAGGAGGCATTAAATTGTTTAAGTAGTATTTCAAAGGGTATACCCATGCAAGCCCCAATAAACTTACATAGAGCTACTACATAAGGTTCAAATTGAGCTTCCGGTCCCGCGCCTATGGGAAATTTAATCTGATCGCCCGGACGCATCCAATTAATAATAGCCGGTCCCAATTTAACATTATATCGACTATTTCTCTGATAATCCTGCACCCACTCATCGTCAATTAACCTATCAAACATTTCCGAGGAGGGCATTTGAGACTCAATAAAGGCAGTAAAATAACTTTTGATAACATTCTGAATGGTGGTGGATTCAATATACCTCTGCATTTGCTTCATTTCCGTGAGACATTTCGCCATTAGAGGTACCCCCCTACGTTGCTCGGGTCGTTCCATCTCCGCAATTAAAAGAGCCAGGGGTCTGCCGGTTTCCTCCCCAAAAGCAGGTATCCGGGTAAAATTCTCCCTCTTAGGTATAAATACAAAATTACCACTTTGAGGGTGTTTATCTACTATCCAATAGGCAACCACCTCTGCATCCTCCGAAATCTCCACTCCTCCATATATATCGGGACCCTTTGGATTAGATCCTGAAACACCCGCTGATCTTATCAAATCAAAACTGGTTACCCTATCGGCCTCCAACATCCGAATCTTGGTATCATAAACCGCACCGGGTCTACTCTTTAGAGGTAGTAAACCCAGTACGTCCCCACTAATCGACATATTAATAAAAGCCAGCCGGGTTAATTCATAAAAGGTGTGTCTTCGATTCCAATCACATTCCAAGGTGTCGGCAAAAAGGTTAAACTCCTTCTTAATTAGATTATTAGTAACCTCCGCCTCCTCGGTATCCATCCCCAAATACTCGGCATCAATTTGAGGTATGGGAGTCAATCCATTACCTATGGTATTATCCGAAAGAGTTAATATGGCGGCACCCGCAATGGGGGAACCCATAAAAAGATCCCTACTCCTTACTCGCAATAGGGGTAAATTGTAAATAATATCCTGGTCCGCGGAACCACTAAAGGCATGCCAAGCCTGATTAGCAATCTTCGATTGGGAGGCACCATAATTACCATAACCCATTCGATTGGAGAAAAATCCTCCCCTGCCCGTGGGATATCTATTAGGTACCCCCGGTACCTCCGCAAGGGATCCCTGCATTTTGGGTTTAGATTTAGTTCTCCTATTCATATTAATAATCGGTGGGAATACCCCTTCGAGCCACTATACTTCCACCCCAAATAGAGGCATCTAACATGGTATTCCAGAAACCCAGAAAATCCTTTAGTTCTGCTAGGGTAAATCGTTTAAGACCCCTACTACCTATATGATACTCCACCGTTCCCGAAGCCAAAGCCTTACGCATGGCATCTAGGGTAGCATGAATCATTTCTTGGCAAAGAGCGGGTGGATAAAGAAGGGAGAGACTTGATATAGGAGGAGTCTCCCAAAAAGCCGAACCCGTATATACTGTTGCCATTTTAATAACGGTTATTAATTTCTGCCTCCACCCTACCTTACTCTGGTGCCGACCGTCAGGCGAAGCATAACCTGACGGCCAGCGAACCAACACAACAACATGAATTACCAGGTAAGGGATACCCCCTCATAAGTAGACCTTTTCTTTCTCATCTACCTATAATATAATATAACCTATGTTCTAGAGGTGTGGCAACATTTATTTTTAACCTCCAGAAACTGAATCACGCGATCCTCGGAGTGACCTCCGCGACGAATGTACCCCCAATTTCACCCTCCGCAATTTTACGGTAGTAATGAACAAAATTGCGGAAATTAATACCCATTATTAAAATGAGAAATGGCAGAGGGGCCTATCTCTGCCATTCCAGTTACCGGTCTATTTCCCTCTAATCATCTACCTCCTTATTTATTGTTAACCAATCAAAGAAATACCCCCCACCATCAAATTACATATTCTTAAATCCAAATTATCCCCATTTTTAAAGGTAATAGATACGGGACCCCTAATACCTAATAATTCCCTCTTGAAGGTTATATAACGTCTTCTATTTCTATCTCTAGTCAACAGTCTATGATATCCTCGAGTCTCATTATACCTCCAACCCCAACTGCCATTCTGTCCATATTTCCTCCACAATCTAAGCCCGTATCGATCTACCAGTAATATTCTCTCCTTACTAATACCCACCGCAATTCCTATCAAATCATCCTCATTCAAATCAAAAACTGGTTTCACCTCCTGCTCCAAATTGGGTAGTTCCTCTAGTTGGTGGTTGTTGTGATTGTTCCTGTTCACCGCTTCCATAACGACTATAACCCGCCCGATGACGAGTTTTTATATCTGATTTTTGTACATATATAAATCGATCAGTACCCACCTCCACCCTCTCCACATCCTGGGGAAGAAGGACTACCACATCTCGGGACATTTGTTCCAATCTAATCCTTAAATACTCCAGAGCCGCTCGGGCATAGTTTCTACAATCCAGAGCCTCGTTGGGATCGGTTCTATTCTTGGTCCACCTATATTCCGCAAACCCCGATTTGTTATAGGTCAACTCCCTTTGCTCACTTATAATTTCCTCAAAGTATTCCAGGGTATAACCACACGCGGGCATACCATTAGGTTGCATGGGCCAATGACAATAGCCGGGACCCACCTTCACAATCGATAATCTAGAATGGAATTCATCCTTTAAGGTATCTACCCCCAATTTTATCAACCAGACTCCTTCAACCACCTTTTGACGTCTTTTAACTCGTCCCCCCATAATAATAGGTTGACCCTGCCCTCCGATACCCTTAATCGCAAGTACCCTAGGATGTCGGGATTTACAGTATTTATAAACATCATCGGTGCAGTGTCCCTGACTATCAATAAATAATAACCGGGTACGGATATAATTACCATCCGCGTACCTCCATATTCTATTATAGACAAATTGGTCCAATTGCTTCCATACCTCACTATCGGGTATCCGAGGATCTCCCTGAAACTCCCCCGTTTCTATACCCCAGGATTCCCTACCCTTACCCCATCCCGTTACATCATAACTAATAAAACTATCCTGTACATCCACTCCTGCCGTTATCAATATTACTCCGTCAGGTACCTCCGCACCCGAGGCATGACAATCATATATCTCCCTACGGTCGTGGTATAAATCCACATCTACCCGTTTACCCTTGCGTTTATACTGCTTGGCTAACTTGGAGTTAACAAATACCCTCAATAAACTGTCATCTCCTATATCTGCTAGACGTTTACAGATAACATAATCCTCACATAAATCTACCTTCCAATCTATCCAGGGAGAATCTAGACCCGATATCCAGTAACTAGCGGTAGTGGGATGTTCCACATTAGCATGTTGCCAACGAAATCCAGATAAATGCCATTTCCACTGAGGAAAGTAGTTACCACACTTCTCACAACATAGCATGGCACTATCTACCTCCATCCTATCAAAATCTAAAACCTGAAAGGTAGCACAATTAGGATTAGGACAGCATCTCTCTAAACGAGCTTGGGATCCATCCTCCCAAAATGGGATGATTCCGCTTTCACCCTCATCATTACTTGGTGAAGATAGTAGGATTTCCTTTCTATCGAAAAAGGTAGTGGTTCTACTAAGTGCCAGTTTAACTGGATTACCCTGCCTATTGGCATTCTTAATACATAAATCGACTTCATCGACAATTACTATGGGTACGGGTCTACTAGACAATCCCGTGGTGGAATTGGCCCCCACCATATTTAAAAAACCCCCGGGATATTTCTTTTTCTTAACGGTACTGGTAAATACCCCCTTTTTTACTCTGCCCACCTCCACCACCTTATTACTAAGGGCGGGAGTTACGGCAACCATGGGATCCAGTCTCTCCTTTGAAAAGGATTCACAACTATCCAAGGTGGGAAATACCACCAACATGGACCTCGGATTTACATCTATGGTATATCCAATTACATTAAGAACACAGGACTCGGAACCCCCACTTTGGGCGGGTTTAACCAATACCACTCTTCGATAACGACTCCCTGGGGAACAACTATCCATTACCTCCCTCATGGGCTCAAACTTGGAGGTATGCCATTTACCGGGTTCCGCAGCAAACTCGGTGGAGATAAATCGATAGGTATCCGCCCATTCACTAATGGTAATTATAGGGGGAGGAGAAAGTAATCTAAAACCCTTATGCCACTCTCTAAATCCCGCAGGGGAGGTATCATCCCAGTCATGAATAAGTTGAGATAAAAGATTCTTTACCCTTAAAACTCTATCCAGCTTATCCTGAGATAAATTCCTAAATCGGGTAGCTAGTCTTCCTCCCCTATTGGTCTCCTTCCAACGATTAGACCTTTTACGCTGCTCCAGGGATGCGCCAATCTTAGCCATTTAATAACCGTTATTAAATGTGTCCATCGTAGGTAATTGTAACCATATCAGTTAGGGGTCTAATAGCGGGATTATTAACCTCCATTTCTACCCTATCCATTAACTCTCTAGATAGGGTAGGAACGTTACATATGTTAATGATAACCTCCCCCGGTTCCCTGGTACTAACATCTATGGTTATTCCCAATGCTCTTAGAATTGCCTGACCCGCGGCATACTCATAGGTTGATCTATTCATAGGGAGTATTCTGCCCAGGAGGAGGAGGTTTCCCAAACCCTAACCTTAGCTAGCTTTACCTTTCTCCTTAGCTTATAGGGTCCCTCATAACTGAGTAACCTTTCACTAAATATTTCAAACAACTCCCGAGCCATTATTTCGGTGGTGGGATCTCCCTCATAAAGAATTACCCGGGATTTATAACGGGTAAGCAATTCATGAGCCCCGGGATCCTCCCTATTAATACACATGGAGTGATCCAACGCCTCCAGGTAATCTGAAATTACCAATTTGGGTATTTTGAAGTCACATAACATTTCATTCTCATCCAAATCCTCCGACGTCAAATAGAATTCTATCTTACGGGTATGACCATGGGGAAACCTACATTTGTCGGGATGCTTACTTAGCATGTGACCACTCTCAATTTCAAAGGTCTTACATATGGTGAACATTATAATTTCCTTCCAGTTACCACCGCAAAGGCGGAATGATTGTGTATACTTTCCTGATTCTCTGCTCTTACCTCAAAAGATGTTACCCTAAGATCCGCACCCAATCTCAGGGCAACATTACGAACCACGTCCTCCACAAAAACGGGATTATCATAAGCCTGCATGGTTATATGTCTCTCATCCACCCTTTTTAATAGAGGGTAAATAGGAGCGGAAGCGGACCTCTCAGCAATTTCCACCAACTCCTCGATCCAAATCATTTCGGAACCCCTTACCTCTATGGTAACATACCCTCGTTGATTATGTGCACCATAATCCGAGATAAGTTTTGAACAGGGACATAGGGTGACCACGGGTACCGTTACCCTTAATACCAAATCTATCTCTCCTCCATTCATCTCCCCCACAAAGGCACAATGGTAATCCATGGGCGCCTCCAATCCTGATATTGGAGCCTTACGAGTTATAAAGTAATCAAACTCAATCTCAATATGGGCACTCTCTGCCGAGAGTTTAGTCTTTAACTCTCCCAAGACTAAGGGTAACATTTTCAGGGTAAGAGTTTCTCGAGGTATAGCTAATATCTCCAAAAATCTACTCATATGGGTTCCCTTAAAGTTATGAGGTAAAGATACACTCATGGATATTTTAGCGGTAACCGATTGCCTCCCCCTCTCCTTGTCCAATATTACCAAGGGGTATCTTAAATCACAAACTCCCACCTTATCGATCTCAATACCCCTATCATCCGGGATACGCTGTACATCAAATAACTTACCCTCAAATAATCTACGTTCCTCTTGTATTTCCATATAAATCAATCTGTAGTCGTTGACAATACCTCCAACCATACTCCTTGCATATATTTGACACCATTTTACTTCGGGATCGAAGGGTATCCACATTGGTCCCCTCGGGCATTAACATAATTCTTTCTCGTTCTATAAAATCCGCCTCCCCAGTACTTACCAATATATTCTTAATCTCCTCCACATCCCTGTCGGAACTTACCACAAACTTAAGTTGGTAATCATACCAATTAATCCACTCATAAATTACCTCCGGTTGCAGTCTTAATTTCTCATGTTTCTCCCTTTCCCTTCCCTGGGGAGTGGAATTGGACAACTTGGGACTTAGGGAAGCCAGATCACATTTAATACCCTGGGGCATTACCGTAGCCGCGGTCTCAATGGTAATATGTTTAGATTGTGCCTTAAGTCGATTAGCCAATTCATGAATATCCCGAGCAACCATGGGCTCCCCTCCCGTTAACACCACATGATCACAGGCATGTTGATTTACCTCATCCAAAATCTCCCCCACCGTCATCTGCTTACCCTCCGGATACCAGGATGCATACTTCGTATCACACCACACACAACGAAGATTACAACCTGAGGTCCTAATAAATACGGAGGGAATCCCCGTTAGTTCTCCCTCCCCCTGTATTGAGTAAAATATCTCGCTTATATACATTTTTTAAAGACTTACAATTGCCAAATTAAAATGAGCATCACTATACCTACTGCAAAAATCAATACAATTAAACCCCATTTATCTAGCAAGCTGATCATACTCTCCTCCTACCAATCTAGGACATCGATGTAACTCCCCATCATTTTCAAAATCCACCTTACCCTTCCAAAACCTCTCATACAATCCCTTTTCCTTTGGGGTAGTTCGTTTAAAGGGTTTTTTAATACCATATACTATATTTTCCACCCCCTTCAGGGATTGTATCCTGAAAGCAAACTTCAATGCATGTCGAGGATCCTGTTCATCATTAAGGTGATAACCAAATCTAGTAAACCTCTCCATGTCCTCCCACCTAACATTCATAACCCAATTTATGGAGTCCGCGGTATACAACAAATCTACTATTGACTCATATTGTAGGGAGGAAAATTTCAAACCAAATCCATGTAATCGAAGATCACTTCTTTCGGACTTAATACCCTCCAATATTTTCAAAATTAAACCTGGTTGATTATTTCGGGCAGCAATTCCTCCCACCGCAATCCAGGTACCGGGTTTTAGAATATCTCCATACATCTTAACATGATTAACATAATCGCGGGCATGATGCCCCTGTAGTACGGGAATTATTCTAACGGTAGTTAGAGCCTGTAAATCTACATAACTCTTAATCGTTAACTCCTGGTGTTTCTCCTTGGTAAACCCCGTTTTCGCCAAATGAACCGGCTGACATTGCCAATCCTGAGCCATGGCTCCCGTCAAATGTCCATTCACCCGAAGTTTCTCCATCCTCCAAACATACCACTTAGGGGAACTAATATAACGCCCAAACTTAGCGATCTGAGAATAACCCCCACTATCTAATAACCACTTATTTACCTTAAAGGGTTTAAAATTATTCCAAAGTAGATTAATAGAAAACATGGACCTCTCAAAAGCCCACGCATTTTCGGTACGATTCATCCCTATATAGAACTTCATTTACCCTGCTCCTCCTCATCTAGTTGTTCCAACCAACGGGGGTCGGTTACCTTCAAAGGTAGATCCTTCAACTCATTCAATACCTCATAAATCGCCCTTTGTAGAATACCATGTATCTCTCGAATGTCCTCCTTATGTTGTAGTTGACGGGCCAGGGAGGTGGGTAGGGCCAGTAGTCTTTGTCGGGCGGTAACCATTAAATACTGTAGTTGCTTAATAGCTAGATCCCTTTCGATCAACTCCCCTCTAGCCCTTGCCAACTCCAACTCCACCGATACGGTAAGAGCCTCGGTACGTTTGATTCTCTTCCTAACATACTCCTTATCCAATTCCGGCTTGGTGGCCTTGTCAATATCAAAGGGTTTGATCTTAATCTCATGTTCCGGGGGAAGGGGAGGTATTTCCAGGTTGGCCATATCCAACACCTTCTTCTGTTTGGTTAAATGTTTAAGCATCCTCTCCTTATGTTCTCTGTCGTCGTTCATTTTAATAACGGTTATTAAATTCCATCTGTGAAACCCACCACCCCAAAACCCTCCACCGTAACTATATAGGTATCCCATCCGATACGGGGGTCATAACCATAAGGTAAAATCTCACACCTTGTTTCTGTTAAGGGAACCCCCAACTCCTCCTTAATTAGTATTGACAGAATATCTCGCTTTGTGGATACCTCCCTTACGGTGGCCATACTCTCCTCCAACGTTCCTCTATGTAATCTAAACTTGGTCATAATCCACCCACTAATATAATATAACCTAAAAGGGAGAAAAAGTCAAATCCCGTTTATTACCAGGACAGGGGGACAAAAAAAGGCGACCCTTTTTGGGGTCGCCTCTTTTCATTTAGTTATTTTTACACTCCTCATCTATTTGTTCTATTGCCGCTTGAATAGCCTGTTCTCGACTATCAAACAATCCCGTAAAGAAGGTATCAAACTCACTCCTTACATGCCTATACTTTACCTCATAGTGTTCATCCGTGAATGGGAATACGTCAATGATGTAATCCTTATACTTGATGGTCATTTCTTCCTAAGTTTCCTTAACAGGGTATCCGCCTCAAAGGTTATCTGGGCCTCCAGTAACCTGATTAGATACTCCCTTTCCTTCTTAGTTATGCTTATTCTCATGCCTTAACTTTAATACCAATTCATTAATATTGGCATCTAATACCCTCTCTAACTCATTTCTCCTCCTCTGAGCATTCTCAATCTGGGCATCTGTTCTATCAAAGGGGGTTTCAGGATCTACATCATATATCTCCATATCCCTTCTTAACAGTAACCAACTCTTAAGGTTGGTTATGGTAAGACCCGGCTTATATATGGCTTTCTTCTCCCCCCTCATGTATACCCTATTAGCTTTTAGGTAATTCTCTATGTCCCGCCTAATCTCCTCCAGGGTCATAGCCTCATAAACAATGGTACAGGGTCCAAATACCCTCTCCTGTATCTCCCTCAATAACTCCTCCGTTAGTTTAACTCTAGGCATTATTCATCCTCCTCCCCAAATACCTGACTCTGCTCCTCCACACTAAGCCCGGTTATTATAAACTCCCTAACCTCGGCAGTATGATAAGGTAGAACCTCCTGTATATTGGGACCCTCCCCCCTTTGCCAGGCCAATATAGCCTTGAATTGGGAGGAAGTTAACATAATCTCCATTTCATTCATCTTCCCCGACATAGGGGAGATGCGACGAATTAGATACTTCTCTGGTATTTCCATTTTTGTGTATTGTTGTTTTGGTTCTAGTGTATAACCACTAGTCACTGTTCCCCCGAAGGGGAACAGCTGACTAAAGGTCCGGCTTCAGAAGTATCTGAAGTTGATCACATATCACTTGTAGGTTATAAAGGGTACCAGAAATCTTACCCTGGCGAAACTTTCGCCTTCTAGCTCCCCTACCATCCTCCTCTATACATATCTGTCTTACCCGAGCCGGGGTAATGGAAAAGAGGGCACCTATGCTGGCGTAGGTTCCTCCATTCTGCCTCATTCGGATTATCTGTAAATTACGTATTTGGTTTGCCTTCATTCTTCGGTTCCATCCACAACCATTTCTCCACCCTATAAACATAGGTAAATTTGGATCGTTCCTTATATAACTTGTGGGCCTCCACAAAGTTGGGAGTGGTTTTGATTAGGATTGCATCTTCCAAGGATGCACCAAACCAAACCTCCCATAACAACGTTCTCTTGTCACCAGCTGCCATAACGAATTACCCCCCTATGATATAATGCCTCTATACGTTCCTTCAGTTTGGGCTGTATAGCTTTCCACTTATCCTCAGGTATATCGGAGTAATCCCAGGTCCATTGACCAAAGAATCGACTAATGTCTTTCCTCCGAGGTAACCCGGTACCCTTGATTACTCCCTCTATTAAATCTCCCGGTCGTAGAGCACCGGGAGGACAATCTAACTCTATTGTTTGTATCATGTTGTTGGTTCCTTATTAGTTCTTATCCTAACAAGATTGCTCCCCCACCTCGATGGGGGAGGGTATCTTGTGAGTTAAAATTCCTCCTCAGGGCAGGCCTCATAGGCATCGGGTAAGATGGAAAAGGGTTCCAATCCCATCTCCCTTCGCCTTCCATTAATCCTCTCCATGCACCCCCTGCAAACGGGTTCCCGTTTGCCGGTTACAGCACTACTGGAGGGTACATGATGCGGGTGAAAGCTAAACAACCTTCCACACGCAATGCAATTACCCATTACATAGACATATCCACCCATATTAATCCTTCCAATGAACCTCGAATTCCACCATCTCCCCCTTTTTGAACTTCATACAACATAGTTCCACGAACTCCTCAGAACATCCCCTTAACCTATCCCTAATATCCTTCTGTCCCTTTAGAGGTATTCCACCCAGAGAATGAACCATATGATCGAAGGGATCATACCGGTATTCTCCTATCTGAGGAAAGGGATTCTGCTTCAAACCCCATATAGCAAAGGGGTTCTTCTTGGTTCCATTGAGCCTAACAGTTATCCTCCTATTAAACTCACTTAATTCTTCTTCCTTTAATTTCTTATACATGTTGTTTTGTTCTAGTGTTTAACCACTAGTCACCACCCCACCGAAGTGAGGTGGCTGACTAATCGTTTAACTAATCATCCAGGCGATGAACGTGGGCCCTTTGACCCTTATGACATATCACACATCTCTTGTAGTCGGGAGTACCATCAAGTTTGGTTGAAGGTTCAAACCTATGATAGTTCACAGGCTGTTTCTCCTTACCCACCCTAATAGGCATCTTCTCCTTACCTATCCTAACATACTCCTGACTAACAGGATCAAGGTGTATGTTATGCCTTTCTGATAGCCCACATCTACTACATACCCCCGCTTTTGCATCATGCACATACTCATGCACGGGCATGACGTTGGACTTAACTGCCTCGATAACCTCCATTTCCTGCGAGGTATATCTGCTACCGGTCCATTGGGTTATTATTAACCCCTTCAACTGTTCGGCCATTACCCTTTCCTTCTCAGGATACTGCATATAAGCAGCACCTTTTTCAGGTTTCCTAATGAAGCAATCTAATGCCTCCACCAATACCTGGTAGCGTTCGTCATCCAATTGTAATACTATCTGTTTCATATATGTTGGTTGGTTCTAATGGGTGTTAACCACTAGTCACCGCCCCTCCTAAGAGGGGCAGCTGACTAATCGTTTAGCCTTTCTTGGGTAGCCAAAGTTTACCCTCCGCATTCTTATGGTAGGAACTATTACGACTCTTACCACACTCGGTGCAAATCCAACTCTGCTTCTTGGATGCGATGAAGGGGTGTGCCTCCACACCATTATCTTCCACCGTCTTTTCCACCGCCTTGGAGGACTTAACCCCCACCTTCTTACTAACAGGTGCAGGTGTAGGAGTAGAGGTCTTCTCCTCCTCCATTACCTCCGAAGCAGAGGTTAGATTAGTCGCCTTCTCCCTTCGACCATACTGTTGCTTTATGTGACCATAAAGGTTTCGTAGTTCATCGAAGTTCTCCTCCGTCACCTTGGGTGACTTAATGAAGAGTTGTAGGGCCTCCAGAAGATTATGGTAATCATCCTGGCTTAATACTAACTTAGTTATGTATTGCATTATGTGTTGTTGTTATTTTGGTTCTAATGGTTCTAATTAACCACTAGCCACTATCCCCCTCCCTCGAGGGGGACAGATGGCTAATTGTTAGGCTGCCTTCCTCTTATCTGACTGCTCTTTGCAGAGTCGAACCAGACTACCATGAATTGCACCGATGGTATCGGTGATCACCACCAGAGGAAGTCCCTCGGCCTTTGCCTTATTTACCAATCCGCCCAACTCCTTGGCGAACTGCTCCAGGGTATACTTATCCCCCGTGGTCTTCTTCCCATTGGCGTTATGGATGTCCCTCGCAGTCACCCTCTTACCCCGAGCCTTGGCACTTGCCTTGGCTTTGTTAAGCACTGTCTTACGTTTATTGGGATCCACCTTAGCCAAAGCAGCAGCCTGATTGGTGTTTAGGTTCTCTCCCTTGAAATCACCCACCACCTTCGCGGCCTCCATTAACTTATAGGCCCAGGGCAGGGAGATTTGGAATCTCTCCTGCACATAGGACTGAAAGGTGGAATGGGTTAACCGATACAGTTTACCCAATTGAATGGTCTGTAGAGCTTTACCCACCTCGAAGAGGGTCTTTAGACCCGCGTCGATGATTTCCTCACACTTCTTAAGTGTGACCTCCTCCTCCCGTGAAAGGGAGGGTTTTGCTTCTTCTTTTTTGTTGTTTGCCATATATGTTGGTTGTTTCACAATTTAATAACCATTATTAAACTGCTATAGCTACCCTGAACTCGTCAGGGCAGACTAGCAATTTATTTGCGTTTCTTCTTCTCTAGCTTCCGCACATCCAAGGCGGCCTTCAATATAAGGGTGTCCAATTTAACATCGGCCCATATCATCTTAATATTCTCATCTTCCCCTATTGGTCTCAGCATTGCCTTAACTCCCACTAACTGATACCTTTTACCCATATGTTCGATGAAGATTTTCTCCCTTTGCTTCTTCTCCATTTGTTATTCCTCCTTTTTCTCCCCATAGACACTATGGTGTTTACCATACAGCATTATATCCCTAAATAATGCTCTAATACCCGACATATGTCGGGGACTAAATCCATCCCACCCCTGATGATTGCTCTCCCGAAGATACTCCATGATTAGACTACCGATCATTGCGGGAGGCATCTTCTCTAGATACTCTTGAAACTCCATAGGAGGGTTATTCATGTAAGTTCTCCCCTCTATCTACCTTGTTTCTAAATAGGTCCATGTACCTTTGAACCTCCTCCAGTTTAAATACCGTTCCCCAATATATCTCATTGACCATGAAGTCATAGACATAATGTCCTTCGGCAGTCTCTATGGGATATACCTCTATCTTAACTCCCTTGTAGGTGGATCTAATTACCTTTTGTTCGCTCATTTTGTATTGTAGTAGTTGTTGTTGTTTCACAATTCCTTCGAATTGCTATGAGTACCCTCCACTAGGAGGGCACCTAAGCAACTCACTCCTCCTCCGAGGAGGATTCGTGTTCGCGATTCAGTATGTAGTCGCAGGCCTTCTCTGCCCTTAATGCCGCTCCCACCATCGCCTTGGGATCCTCCGTTATGAAGGTTACCCAATGCTGTATGTAGGCCGCAGCATTCTTCAGGGTGGGTTTGCCAATCCCACTTAACTCGCAAAGGTATGCGCTACCCAACTCCGCCACGAGCTCCTCCCGACTATAACCGAGTTTATTGGTGGTGATACCCTCCAATCCTCGATTCAATCGTGACTCGTGACCCGTCGAATGCACCAACTCATGAAAGAGGGTTGCATAGTAGGCGGTGGAGGTTTTGAAGTTCCCCACCTTACCAATATGCACCTCATCCGCCTTCGGGTTGTAATAAGCAACCTTCGGGCTGTCCTGCTTGATGGCAGGCTTGTTAGGCATTCCCCTAACCACCGCAGTGGGTTTAACCATCTCCGGGTTATCGTTAAGTTTAACGTCCAACCTCTTGTGTTTGATACCGTCACACTGTAAAACGTTCCACACCTTATAGAATCTCAGGTACCACCGTTTGGTGACCTCCTGGGTCCTCTCATCGATGTGCTCCTCCGTCTTCCACCAGGTTACCAGGGAATTCTTCCACCACTCCTCCTTTCGAACCACTCCCCCCAATGCCCTGCACTGATTGGCACTGACGTAGTAGGGATTCTCAAACCTGCCGTAAAGAAGCCATCGGTTAACTCCCCGATACTCCTTATCGTTCACCAGGTTGCGGGGCATATACCCCAGAGAGGTGTTGTGATCGTAGGGACTGTTCCAGGGTATTACCCCCGACTCCAGTATCTTTACAATACGCTCGGTCACAATATCGTAGACATCCATCTTCTTATCATTCATTGTTGTAATCTCTGCTGTTGTTGGTTTCACAATTTAATAACCATTATTAAATTGCTATGAGTGCCCTCCATCTAGGAGGGCACCTAAGCATTTTAATTCTTCCATGACCACATTGCGAACGATAGTCCGACAATCGGTCCCAATATCATAAGGAGTAATATAATCACAGGTATTGGAGTTCCTCATCTATGAAGTCCTCTGCCGCCTTCTTTGCTTCCTCCTCCGTTATGTACATCCCTACTAACTGCTCATCATCCACCTTGATAGCGAAGAAGTTAAACTTCTCCTCATACTCGGGGTGTAGATATTCCTCATAGGAGGTTATCGTTATCGTATGATCGTTGTAGTCGTAGGTCATTTACCTATCCTCCTCCGCTGCTTCCCTCTCCTCCAACTCCTTATCTGTATACTTACTGTCAATATAAGCTTTGGCTCTATTTAATGCCATGGTCTCGGTAATCTGCTCCCTCATCAGGATGTCATTACCATTAACAAAGGCAATCCAGAACTTGTAATTGCAGGAGGTTTTAATCTCTTGACCCTTATAGATATGTAATCTTGTCATGTTGTTTTGGTTGCTACGGTTGAGTAGCTTTGAGCCCTCGCCTTTCACTGACACACTCCCCGAGGGGCTAATGCTTCTCCTATCAGTTTGCGTAGAAGGGCTCAAAGCTACTGACCCGCCCTTGCGAGCGAATCAGCAGCGAACCAACAAAACAACTTTACCAACATCGCAGCCTTCTAGGTTGGAGATTTGGAGCTCTGTGCCGCCCGCTAGGCGGAGTAGAGCGCACGGAATATCAGCGGGGAATAAATCGCCCGCATCTCCTCGCAACTAGGCCACTAGCAACGTCCGGTCTTCGAATTGGACCCGCAGGGCATTGACCGCCCCCGAAGTGGGTATCCGCCGGATGATCGCTATCACCGCTGATGGGGGTGAACGCCCTCGCGCCTCACGCTCGCGGGGGGTACAAGCCCCCGCAACTCACCTCCACCCGCCCCAGCACTATTCTCGCGGTCACCCTGCGTAGCTCGCGCGGCAGGTGTGGCTCGCTCTGCCGGAGGCGGCCCGCGCGTCGCGTGCGATGCGCCGATCTCCTCCGACGCAATACAATAAAGCTATTTGAGCACAAAATCAAATGAAATCGTCCTTCGTAAGTCGTTGATTATCAACGATTTACGGATCATAACGCCGAATAATTGCGTAGGTCTCGTATTTTTATTCCGTTATGACCGGTAGCCCCGGAAGCTTCCTCGCATATCCCCGCTCCGTACCCCCCTGTAGCAATTTCGGACTTACCAACCTCTGCAGGTAGTCGCGCCGCACCGCGG